TAACCTTTCGGAGGCATTTATGGCTATTCGTAAACGGACAACAGATGTTGAATCTCTGAATCCCTTCAGAGAGTCTGTTGTTAAAATCATATCCGCTTCGATTAACTATCATGCATCTGGCAGGTCTACGTTGGTGAGAACCATGCAGACTGTCGATGGTCAACAGCATACGTTTACTGTGTCCGTATCTCCTGAGCTTGCTCTTAAGCATGTTCGAGAGTTGTGGGTGCAGCATTCGGCTACTGATGAGTCGTCGTCTGTTTAGGTGTGGACCAATCGACTGATCGGTCTCGCTCGGGGGGGTCTCTTCTATAGGGATCTCCTCGTCCATAGTTGATGGCTGTGGAGCCTACCATGACTACAAAATCGAGCACGGAACGTTATCGGACTTATGATGTTGCATATTCCAGCTATCAAACCCCGACCGCTTCCCCCCCAGACTTCCAGCGAACGTACCAGACGCATAACTTGCAGTCTAGCGCGACGATGGATGATTTCTGTCCGGGGTGGCGGCTTAAGGTTGCTAGAGGTGAAAATGCGACTACCAATTTGACCGGTACTAGGCGTAAACTTGTGGTGAAGCCTGGCCTTTATGGCTATGTCTTCGATAATCACGGATATACGCCTTTTCCTGCTTTCTTTTGGACTGTCAAGGGTGGTCATATAGTTGAACCTTTCGTCGTTAACGAGGGTTCAGCCAGTACCACGAAGGCTACTAATCAGGCGAAAATGAATTTCGTCAATGCCGCCCTTGAACAACTTGGTTCTTTCGAAGGCCAGGTTTTCTTAGGCGAACTTGCCGAAACTCTCCACGCAATTAAGCGTCCTCTTGAGTCTCTACGTAAGTCGATTGACCATTATCATCGTACGCTAAAGCGTCGACGTAAAGGTACATCGGCTCACAAGGAGAAAGCTCTTGCTGGCACTTGGTTGGAGTTTCAGTTTGGCTGGAAGCCGTTAGTCTCTGATGCTGAAGATGCAATTTTTGCTCTTTACAAGATCGCTAAGCATCGCAATCGATTTGCGATGGTTCGCGGTTCTGGTAAGGACGTCATTCAATTGCAAAACGACAGTATCGGTGACTCTCTTGGCTCCCTTCGCTGGACTAAAACTACTATCGGCCGATCTACGGTCGATGTGAGGTATTTTGGCGTGGTTGATTTAACCATGTCAAACTACGAGGTAGTACGTTCTCAGCTAGGCTTTCGCCTAGACCGGTTCGTACCAACTTTATGGGAAGTTCTTCCTTACTCATTTCTCGTGGATTATTTTTCGAATGTCGGTGACATGCTTTCTGCCTGGTCCCTCGGTAGTACTCGGTTGAAGTGGGTTGCTAAGACGGAGCGTATTGAATATCTCTATGAGCTATCCTCTACTTCTCCGTATATAGCAAATCCTTCTTCATCGGGTTCATACTCTTGGGTCGGCAGAGACCCTGCTACATCACGCGGGAGTTTCGTTCGAGTGTCAAGGACTCCGAGTGCTGGATCTTTGGTACCGTCCGCGGTGCTTGAGATTCCAGGATTTCGGTCTCTGAAGTGGGCTAATATAGCCGCACTTGCACAAGCACGACAATCCTTTACCCCTTATTAACCATTTTCGGAGTTTTACTCATGACTTGGTCTCCTACATCTCCTGTGACTGGTGCAGCTCAAACTGGTTTTACCAGCCCGACCTACACCATCACGACGGATGTTGCTCCTGATGTCAACGGAAAACAGCATGCTGTTACCGCTCTTGGCGGTACGCAGTCTGGTGTCCGTACTCACGCCGTGTCTGACCCGTTCACAGTTACGTTCACGCGTCCTAAGAGTCCTCAGACTCTGAAGTCGCCAAACCCTGTAACGGGTAAATACGGAAGTATTCCTAAGAATACTTACGGTCTGATCGTTCGGAAGGGGGTCAATTATGCGGCGAACAACTCGCCTGACATTGCAATACTTCGATGTTACATCGACGTACCTGCAGGGTCAGACGCGTATGATGCGCCAAATATTCGAGCCCTCATGTCGCTCGCTGCCGGTATCCTGTCTCAACAGGCATCTGGTGCAGGTGACACGCTCGTCTCCGGTATCCTTGGGTAATGCTTCCTCGTAAGAGGAAGCCCCCGAAGATCTCGTTGACGGTGCCTTCCATCGCTTGTATTATCATTGTCGTACTGTTAGGTAAGACCGAGCTTTTGGGCTCCTCTTGCCTGTCTTTACTTCAGTGATCTACGAGTTCACGATCAAACCGGTGAGACATCATGGGTATTAATCCTGACGCTCTTTTCCAAAACTTGCTCGATGATTTAAGTGTCAGAGATCGTCATAAAGTTTTCGAACTTGATGACTTTCCTCCTGACGCTACTACCACCGAGGCTGCCTCCTTGTCTATTCGTCGTTCGCTCCTCAAGAAATTGAGGCGCAAAACTTCGCCTGAACAAGATAAGTTAGCTTTGGCTAAGTTTCTCGCAGTGAATTCTCAATGCGAGAGATGGGAGTTGCAGTTCCAAGATTCATGGGATGAAGTCCTACTCGGTGAATTAAAGAGCACCGTGTACAATTTTTTCCATGATCGAGGTCGGATACCTCAACTTGATTCCCTTGACGAATTCTGCTATTTCGGCAGAGTTGGCCCCGGGGCAAGTATTGGAGCGAGAGGCGGAGACTTTTATACAAAAATGTTCTCCTCCCCTCTCACCTGCACAAATCTCGGTTTGTACGGTTCGTACAAAAACTATATACGGAACTACCCAGAGTGGTCCAATGCTGAACTTATCAGACAGGAACATTTTGGGTCTGCTCATATAGTTGCTGGTAACCGTCTTAGCTTCGTTCCGAAGGATGACAAAATCTCGCGCACAATATGTACCGAGCCTAGTCTGAATATGTTTTTTCAGTTAGGTTGCGGACATGTTATCGAAAGATTGTTGCTCTCACGTTATGGAATTAACATAGCTGATCAACAGTTTAAGAACCGCGAGTTAGCCCGCCGAGGGAGTCTTGGCCTTGGATTCGTCACTTGTGACTTATCTTCAGCTTCTGATTCTCTTAGTTTGAAGATGTTAAAGTGCGTCTTGCCAAAGTATGTCTTTGACATATTAAGCTTGATGCGCTCTCCGTCTACAAACTATCGGGGTGCTAGGTACGATTTGCATATGATATCTACAATGGGTAACGGTTTTACGTTTCCACTGCAGACTATGCTCTTCGCTTCCGTTGTCTTGACTGCCATGCGAGTATCGGACCGTAAGGTTCTGTATCCGCGAGGCAACGATTGTGGTAACTTCGGAGTCTTTGGGGACGATATCATCTGTCAGACTTCTGTCTGGCCTGATGTTAAGCGTCTCCTTCGGCTCTTAGGTTTCACAATTAATCAAGATAAGACCTTTGTTGAAGGTCGCTTCCGCGAATCTTGTGGTGCTGACTTCTATGATGGAGTTAACATCAGAGGTGTCTATGTTAAAAGCTTAGATACCAAACAAGATTTGTTTGCTGTAGTTAACCAACTCAACCAGTTCTCAGCTAGAACTGGTATCTTCTTACCTAAAACTGTACAATACATAATGCGTTATGCAGAATGGTCGTACTGTCCTCGGTGGGACGATCTTTCCTCAGGACTCCATGTCCCTCTTTCTATGATACGAAGGTTTCTCAAGCTAGACTCTAACAAGAGTATAGTCTATAGGCGTTATGAACCTATAGGTAAGAAGCTGCGAATCATGGATCGAGTTATTTGGTCTCCAAAAGGTGTGAGAAGGAGGATATACAACCCATCCGGATTGTTTATCTCATTTCTACAGCGCTCGATTAACTCTTATGCGATAGGGGTCAGGCATGATCCCGTTCGATATAAGAGGAAGCTAGGTGTCGCACCCAATTGGGATACGGCACCGACGGTCC